CAGATATTACCATTGTTTAACCCAGGCTTAGAAATACAAAGTACAGACAATTATATCGACTGGACAAGTTTAAGTGTCATTTATTTAGATAGCCCTAATTGGTCAAGTCGTTCAGTGCCCGTCGGTACTGAAAATCCAGTCGATGTTGCTACCCTTACATTTAAATTACCAATTTGGATTAGTCCGCCTGCTAAAGTTAAAAAGCTCGGTGTTATCCAAAAAATTATTGCCAGCATACATGATGCTCAAGGCGATTTAAATTCTGCCGCATACACCGAAGATAATCTAATGGGTACTCGTATGTATTATACTCCTTTGGACTATGGTGTGTTACTATTAAGAAGCGGCGGCAACTCATACACATTAACATTGTTAAAAATAAGCGAAATCGAAGATCCTCGTGAGCCTACATTAAGTACACCAACTAAAATTGGTACACGCGATAACTGGCACAATTTAATTAATGTATACGGTGAATTAGTCGATGGTATCAGTCAAATTAGATTGTTAGCAGACGACGGTGAATCAGAGATTGTAGGCACTGTTACATATCATCCAACAGATGATAGTTTGTTACTTTTCAATGCAGACATCGATACCTATCCAGCCAACACATTAGATGCAATCGATGCTATTATTGACCCACGTAAAAATACTGCGGTTGTACTAGCCAATAGCGCAGTTACTGGTACCCGTTATTTAATATTAAATTCAATTGGTAGCAGCACTAACGGTGCGCTCGACGGACCAAGTGCTTGGCGTGGTACTGACAATGCAGATTTAATAGCAGGTGCTAACGATATTATCGAATACAATGGCACACACTGGACTGTAGTATTTGACAGTGAAGCCGAAACTGTGTTACAATACGTAAGTAATCTCAATACTGGAACGCAATACAAATGGAATCTCAATCAGTGGGTGAAAAGCTTCGAGGGCGAGTACAAAAACGGCCTGTGGACACTAGTGCTATAGAAGGTGTAGGCACGTTCATCTATTGTGTCGCAACACATCGATATCTTTTTCTATTACGTAATTCAAGCAAGTATTCTGGTACATGGGGATTGGCCGGCGGCAAGATCGATGATGGTGAACAGTTACTTGAATCCCTGTATCGCGAACTTGCAGAAGAATTGGGTGTAGATTTTTCCTCTGCTAGAGTAATACCTATCGAAAAGTTTACCAGTGACAAAAACAATTTTTCATATCATACGTTTTTATTACCAGTCAACGAAGAATTTGTTCCTGATTTAAATCACGAGCATAGAGGTTATTGCTGGGTTGAATTAGGTGATTACCCCAAACCCCTACATCCTGGAGTTTGGCGTACTGTTAATTTCAAAGAAGTTATTGCTAAGATTAAAACACTAGAATCTATATTATAAATTTGCTTCTATTACAAATTGTCTAAATGATATTTGACGGAAGTTATCACATTTATACCATGCTAATGGCATAGTTGTTCTTCCTGTATTAGTTACCCAAACAAAATCAACGTCATTATAAGCTGTAGCTAACTTTGCTCTGTCTATAATCCACTGTTGGTCTGAAATAATACTATTAACTGCGTTATATCCGACAGTACCGGCATATACATTATAATTGTATCCTATAGTATCTTGATTATCAAATCCTATTAGAAATATTTTTTTATGTCCGTCAAATGCTGCAATATAAGCCGCTGTCGTGCCGGCATCAGTGTACGGATCATGCGGAATTGAATAAAATTTGCCAGGGTAATTAATTAACTGAATAGAGCTTGTATATACAACATTATTTTTAGTGTATTTACTTTTACTCTTTGCTATTTCAGCAACAATATTATTATTACGAACTATTAAAAAATCCGGAGTATAGTCTCTATATAACGCATTACATCCGTATGTTTGTAGTTTATCTGCGCCTAACAATCCCCCGCGATGAGAGAAAATTGCCGACATATTAAACTCTAATCGACTTGTACCATTTCCGATTATAACTGCTTGATTAGATGTTTGGTTGTTAAATACAACATTTGATATATATTCGACTGTGTCGTTCCATATTCCATTATTATATTTACGTTCAATTACAATCTCTTCACCGACATAATTATCTCGGTATTGTTTAATTATTGCTGGTAACATTTTTATATTGTAATATAAGTTGTGCTTGTTTTCACTGAATTATTTGCTACTACTCCAGCATAACTTAATTCAACATTTGCTCCATTTACGTCTACTGTTACAGAACCTAAACTTGCTGACCCGGTATATAATACTGCATATTGTGTTTTATAAGCAGTCGTACCATTATGTATTACTAATACTTCAGTAGTTTCAAATTCAGACGAATCTAAATTTGTTGTAGTTATATTGTATTTTGCGCTACGATATATTGTTTTATCAAATGTATCAATTACTACAGGGCTTGTTCCTACAAAAACAAATGGTGAATTAAAAGCATGTTTTGTATTATTTTCATAAGTTATAATACCTTCTTGATCTAGTATTATACGATTTATGGGTACTGCCCCAGGTCCTGAGAGAAACGTTATTCCTGTATCATCGGCAACTAGTCGATTTATTCCGTTGGCGCTTGAAATATAATCTACTGTTGTTGTAGCAGTTAAACATCGAGCATCGATTATAGAACCTGTAGTTGGCGGTGTAACAAATGTTAATGTTGTGCTAGTGACATTATAGTCTGTTGCAGGTAATTTTATTAATCCATTGACAGAAACTAAAGTTGATGATGTAGTTGATGCTGATGGTAAAGTAAATGTATTATTCGTTCCATCAACATTTCCATAACCGCCGAATACATTGCCAACAAATTGCCTATCAGCAACTATAGTAAACGTAGGGCCGGCTTGCTGCCATATAGTTCCATCATAGAATTCAATAATATTGCCTGTACTGTTATATCGAAACATACCGGCTACGTCTACATTGCCACTAGCACCTGGACGTTCTGCCGAACTACCAATTGGTAGTATTATTGAACTCGTGCCATTAATTTTTAATGTTGCGCCAGCAATCGGAGTTGCGTTACTGCCACCAATAATTACACTGTTACTACTACTATCTGCTACAATTAAACTGGTTGCGTTTGTACCTTTAACTGTAAAGTTTTCTGCACTTTGCGTACTGTTAATTGTTACTCCGGTACCTACATATACATTTTTAGCAACACCTACACCGCCATTAACTACTAGTGCTCCGGTTGTATTCGATGTTGATCCTGTATTTGATTGTATTGTTAATGTACCTGTTGTAGCGCCTACGTTAATTGACGTAGCCGCACCAAAAGCGTTAACTGTTGTAGTAGTTATATTCCATAAGTTCGCTGTTAATTGCGAGCCAACCACAGTTGGATTGTTGATTGTTAATGTGCCTGTAGTGGCGCCAAATTCTAAATCAGTTGCGGCTTTAAAAGCATCTACTGTTGTAGCATTTGAATTTAATAGATTAAATATTGCCGCAGTTGTAGTTATATTACCACTGTTAACTGCTAAGTCACCTGTTAAGGTAATGTTCGCCGATGTTAAGTCTAAGCTGTATGTAACTTCTTTAGTAACACTATTGTATTGTAATGTGCCGACGTTGCCTGTGGCATTTCTAATTGGGTTTACATAGAAACTGTCTGTTTGTGCTGCTACACCATTTGTTTCAATTCCAGTAGCACTAATGATAATAGTATTGGCTGCCTGAGATGTTTTGCCTGCATTTGTACCAATGGCTATTGAATTAATGCCTTGATCTGATGCGCCAGAATTTAAACCAATTGCAATTGCTGTATTACCTTGTGTTGTACCGCCAGCAAGACGACCAATAGCCACAGCACCAACACCTTGATCTGTTTGCCCTGCTTGGTAGCCTACTGCTACTGCTCCTATGTTTTGATTACCATTACCTGCAAGTGAGCCAACTGCTACAGCATAGTCTTTTTGCCCGTTGTTCGCAGCAGCTCGTCCGATAGCTACCGTATCATTAGAGCTAGCAGTGCCTGCAAGTTCACCAAATGTTACACCATTACCTGTAGTGTCTTTAATTACTGCGCCATTAGGTAACGTTATAGTACTACCAACTGTTAAACTACCTAAAATATTTGTAGTTGCATTACGAATATTTGCTATACCAGTAGTTGCGCCAACAATCAAAGTCGTAGCTGCGCCAGCAAAGTTAAGTGTAGTAGCAGCGGTATTATATAAGTTCTGCGTTGATTGCGAACCAACAACAGTCGGATTACTAATAGTTAATGTGCCTGTTGTGGCTCCAAAAGCAATATTAGTTGCAGCGCCAAATGCGTTTACTGTAGTTGCTACTGTATTATAAACATTCTGCGTTGTTTCTGTACCAACGACAGTTGGATTCTTAATAGTAATAGTGCCTGAACTTCCACCAATATTAAGGGTAGATGCCGCAGCAAACGCATTAACGGTAGTAGCGTTTGTGTTTAATAAGTTAAATGCAGAGTTAGTTGTAGTTATGTCGCCACCATTAACTGCTAAGTTGCCAGTTAATGTTAAATCAGCAGCTGAAATCACACCGCCTGTACTTAAATTATTTGCATAAACATTTCCAAGTATGCCCACGCCACCGATAACAGTTAATGCGCCAGTGGTAGTATTAGTTGATGATGTGCCCGGAGCACGATATACTGCTGTAACATTACTAGCAGTATTACCGCCAACAATTACACTTACTGTTCTGCTTACAGTACTTGTACCAATTACTAAATTACCACCACTAGCATCGTCACCTTGAACATATAAGTAGCCATCGTTGCCACTTAGCGACGTTGTTAAACTATTATCTTGTGTGCCATCCCAATTTGGAGATGTAATACCCATATTGATATAGTGATTAGTATCATCACCATTGCCTGCTGTGGCTACCCAGTCTGTACTTGCATCTGTGGCTGTACTTAAATTCTCAAAATTGTTTTGGATATACCCATTGTAATTACCTGATGTTTGTAATACTGTTTGTGGTAATTGTGTATATCCTGTTACACCTGCATATAGTGCTCCAAACCCGTTGACGTCACCGTAGAATTGACCAGCATTGCCACTGATTACAAAACTACTGCCAACAATGTTGATGTTACCACCAACCCATAAGTTACCTGATACACTTGCACCGCCGTCTACACGGAATGCACCTGTACCAATCGCAGTTGCAGTAGTTGTATTAGTAACCTGTGTAACTCCGCTCGATAGCAAAGTAGTAAACGAACCAGTACTTGGTGTTATATTACCAATTGGCGTGTTGTTAATTGCAGCTGCAGTAGTTAAACCTAAGCTGGTATTGCCTTGCACGTTAGCAGTAGTAAATGTTGCTGCTGCCGGTATAACGTTACCGATAACAGTACGGTTAATATCTTGTGCTTGTAAAGTTAGACCTACGTCTAGATTATTGCGAATAGCAGTATTACCAGTAGTCGCGCCAACAATCAAAGTCGTAGCAGCCCCAGCAAAATTCAATGTAGTAGCAGTTGTGTTGTATAAGTTCTGTGTTGATTGCGAACCAACAACAGTTGGATTGCTAATAGTTAGTGTGCCTGTTGTGGCACCTAGATTAAGAGCAGTAGCAGCTCCAAAAGCATTAACTGTAGTAGCAGTTGTGTTGTATAAGTTCTGTGTTGATTGCGAACCAACAACAGTTGGATTGTTAATAGTTGCTGTGCCTGTTGTGGCGCCGAGGTTAAGTGATGTAGCAGCCCCGGCAAAGTTAAGTGTAGTTGCTACTGTATTATAAACATTCTGCGTTGTTTCTGTACCAACGACAGTTGGATTGTTAATAGTTGCTGTACCTGTATTGGCACCAAAGTTAAGTGATGTAGCAGCTCCAAAAGCATTAACTGTAGTAGCAGTTGTGTTGTATAAGTTCTGCGTTGATTGCGAACCAACAACAGTTGGATTGCTAATAGTTAGTGTGCCTGTATTAGCACCAAAGGCAATAGTAGTTGCCGCGCCCGCAAAGTTAAGTGTAGTAGCAGTGGTATTATATAAGTTTTGCGTTGATTGCGTGCCAACTACAGTCGGATTGCTAATAGTTAGTGTGCCTGTATTAGCACCTATATTTAGTGATGTAGCTGCGCCAGCAAAGTTAAGTGTAGTAGCAGTTGTGTTGTATAAGTTCTGCGTTGTTTCT